AGACCACTCCATGTACATATCACCAATTCTTCTTGCAATGTAATTTGGTGAATTAGGGTCAAGGTTACAGTTACTAAATCTCTCTACTACTTGTACTTTGTTATCGGTGTCTTTCAATGAACGAAGAACAACTGAGAATGTACCATATGGTGTAATGTCAGCATTTGGACTAGCCTTGATGTCTTCGATTGACACCTTAAACTGACGCTGGGTTGAAGTTCCAGCTTCTAGTCCGCAAAGTCTGAAAAGCTTTTGCTGGTCTTGCACGCGGAAGGTGCTAGCAGCGGTGAGCAGATCCTGCCCAACGAACCAGCCAGTCTTACCGTTCTGGTATGGCATGTTTTGGTTGTGGAATCCATAGCTGCCCTTCTTAAGGCCGGCAATGCATGCCAAGTTTACATCATTAGAAGCTGCTCCAGTAATTACTGTTCTGACGCTCTGATCGTAAGTTTGGCCAAGCCAGTATGTCTCAACGTCGGCGGTGGGAGTAAACCTAGTGTTTGTCTTCTGTGGGTTTGTATTAAAGACCTTTCTGATGTAGAGGTCTGAAGACCTGTTAAAGTTAAAGTTTGTTGTGTGAATTGCAGTACCAGCGCTGTTGCGGATCACTGCCTTCAATTCATGGTGAGTCTGTCCACTCTTGATCAAGACTGAAGAACCCGTGGTTGGGGCGCCTAGGCGGTTGCGACCAGAAAGCTCAATTGAGCCCTGGTTAAGATACCAAACAGCTGCGAGAGTTCCGGGGGAGTCGCCTGCTGTGCCTGTTCCGCCGGGGATATCGACAGCCGAAGCAGAGTTGAACAAGAACAGTCCGTAAGCTCCACCACTAGAGCCTTCATTAGCAGCATGGCCCTTTGAAGTAGCCCATCCAGCAGAAGCGCCGGCGGCTCCAGTCTTATTACTGTTTTCGGTACCAAGGAGTCGCATGACGTTTACTGGTCCTACCTGAGCGGCGAGGTATGCCTGTGCAGCATATGCACCGTATGTAGGGCCGGCAATATTACCTTGCCTCCAGAGGTCGCCGCCTCTAAATCCACTAACTGGATTACCAAATGTTCTCACGTAATCTCCAAAAGATTCCACGCGAATAGGACGCATTGCGGGACCAAAGGGAGTACGACCAATAATTACCGGGCCTACTGCTGGTGCAGCCGGCTCTCGGAATGACTGATCTACTTCTTTAATGAAAATGCCGGGAGAGACGAATCTGAACTTCTTTACTGACATGTTTGTTTAACTCCTTAAAAACTTTTTATTTTTCACAAAATGCTCGTTGCATATATTGAGCCTTATCGTATAGTAAATAGTAGCTGTTTGGCTCAATCTCCATTTTACTCTTTATAAAATTGACCCTTGTCTTCTTCGGGGTGTGGGTCTTCAAAAATAATACGCTCGCGTGGAAGGCGAACTTTGACAATGTTCTCCTTTTTGGCGATGAGGGGCCCTTCTTGGTTGTGCTCTTGACCAATAAGATATGCTAAAACACGAACTTCGAATTTTACAGTGTACATTCTCTCTTCTTCACCCAAGTCAGAAACATTGCTTTCTGTTGAAAATTCTTTAGGCATAAAGGCCTCATATATATGGCCATCCTTTTCAATTTCAAAAATACTCCAGTGGCCTGTCCGAGTCAAGAAAGGAGTAAGCATTTCATTAATGTGCTGCTGATATTGGGCCTTTAGCACAACAGAATAGTTTACATTAACGTATACAGGCATAGGAACTGTAAAGGTTTCATATACGATCTCTTTGTTCTCGACTGGGTAGTTTAATTCACCGTTACCTGTTGTGCCAAGTAGAGTGCCGTTGAGAGCGTCATACCTTCTGGCATTATTCGCTGACGCGAACTGTGAGGTTTTATCCTGTTTAATCCTTCTTGCAACAACCCACTCGCCACCATTGACAGAATCTAGCGGAGCGCGGGTGGCAACAATTTTACCGTGCTGGGAAGGATCTTTGTTGACAGATGTTTTTTCTACAGTGATGATCGGCATCTTGATTCTGCCTTCTGAGTCTCTGAGATCTTTATCGTTTTTGATCTGAAAGGCGCGCTCGGCAGAGTTCCAAATAACCGGTACCTTTTTTGCCCCTCCATCTGTAGTGGCATAAATTTCTAGGCCATCTTCAATGAATTCAAACATAGCACGATCAACTGTTTCTAGAGTTGATGGAGCCATATATAAATCAATGAGTTCTTGCTCATTTTTTTTGTTGTTACGTACTGGACGAGCTTTTGGGGTACCAAGAATCTTAACTGCCATCGAAAACTCCCTTACGTGCTCTAATACACTTTGCTACAATTTCAAAGCGATGCTCAATTTGGCCAAACAACTGGTTTGGTTCCTCTAAAGTCACGATTTCGTAGTAAATATTACCATATAGTAGAAAGTCACCCTCGCGCACATATAAATCTTGATCTTCAGTTAATCTACGCTTGTGAAAATGAACTTTGATACTGGCGTCCTTGTCCAGTCCTACGCCGGCAGTATATTTAGTGGTAATTCCTTCGAATTCTACAAGAGCATGCACGCGCACTGGGGACAAAAACGTTTTTCTTAATGATTCGCCGTAAAGATCATGAAAGTTGGTATGTTCGATATCAATAGGGTAGTATACAACAGTTTGACCAATTACTCTTTCGATTAATTCGTCGTTTACCTGTTTTACTAAGTCTCTTTCGGCCTTGCCTGTAAACAGAGGGGGTGGCGGTGCAGCTGGTTGTGTCCATTTGTTGTCTTCGTCAGCCATTTACTTACCCCACATAAATCTTCATAGGAATTGCGGTGTTGATTTGGCCTGCAGCCTCCGCAATCTTGGCATCGTCTTCCATAAGTGCAGTGTATGTAAGCTGATCGAGCAATTCTTTGAGTTCTGTCCTTAATGCCTCTTGTTCTTCCTTTGCCTGGGCCAACAATTCAGAGTGGTTTAAGGTTACGCTCTCCCCTGGAATTGGAATTTGTGCAAACTTACCACGAATCTGCCCCAAGGTTTCTTTTGACAGGGCCAAGGCAAATCGACGAATCCATTGTTTACCAATAGCATTAATATTTTCATAAGGAACATTGTCAAATGGCGCTGTGTTTACGTTGTTGACACCATCAATACCAATTGTTCTATCATCATACTCCTCAAAAGCATCTTTTCGTACCGTAAAAGAGACCCACATCGTTCTGTGTGTCAAATCTGCCTGTGGCACAGGGTATAGCCTAAGTTTGTTATTGATTAATTCATATGAATAGTGCGAAGTTCTCGTATAAATTGAGTCTTCGTATGTCATGGCCTGCATTTTGTTCTGCCAAGTCGGAATAATCTCAAAGGTAGAGTCATCAGCAAACTGACCATAAGTGTTCATGTTGCCTACAACACTAACACCGCCATAATATCCGTAAAATCTCCACATTGCACGAGGAGAAACATAATATACTCTACGAACTTGAACTTTGTTGTTGCCAACAAGGCCGTTAAAAGGCGAACTACTCTCCTGTGCTGAAGACGAGATAATTGTTTGAAGATCGTAATCTTGCACACCATCGACCACTGGAAAGCTAGCAGAGTATTCTGTGAGTGTACCCCCAGTGGAGCCGGCTTCAGTTGAGTATGCTTCTGATACACGGCGGGCATATGCGAACTCAAAACGTGGAAACTTTAAGTTTGCTCCAGTAGGTCCTGTCTTTAGACTTCCATCGTGGTCAAACGTACCTGTGGTAGCTCCTAGAATATCAGACATTACGTTCTTCGCCTGATGTGAATTGATGAGATACGAATATTCTAAAACAGCTTCTTCATAGTTAGAATATACACTATCTGCTTTCAGTTCAATATCTAGAACATCACCACCAAGTTTCTTGTAGGTGAAAGCGACTTGTTCTGCTGCTCCCGAAAGGAAATCAGTATTTCCTGAGTAAATGCCAAAAGGCAGTGCCGAGGCAACATCGCCCGGTGAACCAGTAACAGGTAGCTTTGATACGCTTGTATTACTTGAGGGTGTAAGGGTTGGCTTCGCCATGCATAGATCCTCCTAAGCATAAGTAGTATCAGAAACAGGAAACCGGCCCGTTTTACTATGCTTCAGAAGAATCAGTCTTCTTGGTTGTGGTTCTACGAGTTCTAGTGGTCTTTTTCTTTGCTGTAGTCCTAGTGCGCGTAGTTTTAGTAGTCTTGGGTGTCGTTGTGGCCACCACAGGCTCTGGTGCTGTGGTTTCTTGGGTAGCCTCTGGTGTTGTATCGACAGTCACTACAGGCTCAGGTGTGGTTTCGACAGTCGGAGTTTCAACCGTGGTGTTGTTAGATGCATTTAATGCTTCAATAGCCTCGCTGTTTGATGTCGTGTCTCTGTTGTTTACTCCCAAAATCCTTGCTCGGACTCTGTGTTTTTGAGGAGCGGACAGCGCTCTACGTTTCTTTCCCATGATAAGTTCTCCTAGTGTGGGTGCTTTTATAAATAGTAACCTTTTTCAAAAAACGAAAAATCTCAAAAATTTGGCGGCGGTT